AATGATTCCCCTATTTTCCAATGTAATAATGTAGGTTCAGTAATTTTACGATCAGAAAACCAATTTAAAATGCGGTTGTTGATTTGTACATTTTCTCTAACTGGTATAATATAGTCAGGTTTTGCAGAAAACTTTTGGACTGATCCTGACCATCCACAATTATGACAATTGTAGATACCTCTGGTGATGTTAACAGATAAACACTTGTCCTTTTTGTTTTTTCTTGTATCGCTACATTTTGGACATGTTGTTTTATATTCACCAGATTGTCTTTTTATTTTAATTCCCAAGTTACTTAATTCCTCAATCATTTTATTTGTTTTTATAAATTTATAATTTTAAATCGTTATAATCTAATAACAATTTTTTTTCTAGCACATACGCTTTAACTCTTGTCATTTTTAAGTTTTTATTTTGAAATATCATTTGGTTAGTTGCAAAACCTTCAAATCTGTATTTTGGAAATTTACAAACAAAAAGAGCAAATAAATTGCAATTTGTTTTAGCATATTCTGGGATCATAAAAGGATTATTTACGTTTCTATTTACTTTAACATCTACTGTAAAATTTTTATATATGCAATCATATTTATCTGTCCCTAATGTTTTACTAGTATTAAGAATAGTAAAATCTGGAAATAAGTTTAATTCCCTACAAAATATAAATTCAGCACCAAAACCAACTTTATTTAGTTCTACATTATTAGTTTTTGCTACAGTTCTATAACCATTCCAACCTGTTTTTTCTTTATTTAATTGTCTTTCGGTTGCAATTGTAAGTACAATTTTTTGTTCTAAATTATCTAACGTAAAAATTTGACCTTTTTTAATCATTTAATAATATTTTAAGATCATTTGCAGATAACATTGTTTTTAACATATCATAATCAATATCACCATTTATAGTTTTAACACCAACTAATTTTTCTCCTAACGGATCATTGTATTTGTAAAATTTTATAGCGCCTGGTATTTTTTTTCTTATGTTGTTTACATTTGGTTTTGCTTTATACATAAAGTAATCTATGTATCTAATTCCTTCGCGATTATAATTTCTTAATTTTACTAATGATAGAAAATTAGTTTCCCAAAAAGGATCATTTCTTAATTCTTTACATTTTAAATATACCTCACGCAAATCATATTTATCAATGCGATGAATTTTATCTAATGTATCTAACCATCTATCAATATTAGTTTTTGTAGTAGGGCGGTTTTTAACTGGAAATAATTCTACAAAATAATCAAATGCGTCAGTGACTATTTTAGCGTAATTTTTAGCATTTGGTTTTATATTACTTTTATTATTATATATATTATCTATATATATATTACTTTGTTGTTGATTTCCAGTTAGCGGTTTTCCAGTTAACGGTTTTCCAGTTAGCGGTATGTCATTTAGTATGTAATTATAACCTTTAAATTTTCCGTCAACCTTAACTTGTTCACGTATCAAAAAACCAATTGTAGATAATTCTTTTATACATGTTTGTAAAGCATCACGCCCATTGCTAAAATGATTTAAAATAAATTTAAATGTCATTTCTTGTTTTTCGTCATGTGAAAATAACCAACAATATAATCCAGTAGAAGCGGCGCTTATGTTTTTATGCCTAAATATTGCAGACGGGATTATTACAAAACGCGCAAATCGTTTTGGTTTTATTATTTTATTTATTTTCATTTATTTTTCTAATATAATTTTAATCTTATCACAAAAATGTCTAATATCATTGTAATATTTCATAAAATCTTTTAATGGTATGTCTTTGTCTTCAAAAACTTCCCATAACACTTCAACTAATAGATCAAATTCAACCCTCGTCATTTTCCCGATAAAATTATATGTTATATCAATGTCTTCAGTAACGGTTTGTGTCCATCTGACTTTTTGATTATCAGAATCAAAATACACGTAATTAAATTTGCTCATCTTTTAAATATTTTTTTATTATTTCAATGCATTTGTCATAATCGTTAACCCAAATTGCTAACCAATTATTTTTATTTAAATTATCAATCCATGCTTTTTGGTTTGCCGTTGGTTTATTATAACCAACTTTTAATTCAATTGCAAGTCCACAGTAATATTTATTTTTTTTAAATATTAAAAGATCAGGAATGCCAGATGAACCGCCTAAATATTTAAATTTAAATCGTTCAAAAATACTGCGCTTACCCTCATTAGGTACATGTGCCAGTAATAAATCTGGGTACTGATATTTTAAATAGCTAATGATCCGATGTTGTAATTTATCTTCTTTTGTTAAATATCTATAAAACGGGTTAGCTTTCATTTAAATTTACTGTTTATTTTTTTCTTTGTCGTATAATGCTTTTAAAACATCAAATTTTATTAATAAATTGTTGTAAGCATTTACTAATTTTTTTATAGACATTTGACGCTTAGTATCTTTAATATTTGCTAATTGTTTTATTAAATATAAATCCATTTTTAATTGTTTGTCATGCTTTAACATATATGGAAATGTTTTTAAAGAATGCAAAACAGTACACCTATGCCTGTCTATAGATTCAGCAACTTCTGTCCTATGCGCTTTTGAATATTTATCACATAAATAAAAATAAATTGCACGCGCATATACATATTTTAATTTTCTGTTTTTTTCAGCAATGTCAATGCTGTAATATTTTTCGACAATATCTCTATAATGTTTCATAATAAATAACTTCCATCGTTAGCGTATTGATACCAATTATAACTTGGAACAACACCAGTTTCTAAATACATTTCATAATCACTAAATGCTTGCTTCCACGCATTACGTCCTTGCTCAATCATTTCTTCACTTAACGTGTAAACCTCAACAGTGTAAGGATAAACAGTTTCTACAGTAACAAATTTAAAATGGTCAATACCATCAATCATATCCATATAAAATGCCGCCTGTAAATGATATGCGTATTTATACACATCATTTTTAAAATTTTTAGGTGAATTATTTCTACATGTTTTAACATCTGCGATATATCCCCTATGCATATTTATAACATCTGGCCTTACTCTAACTTCGACACCATTGTATTGACCATAATGTGATATTTCTTTTTGACCTTCTAAATAAAACTTAGCTAATTTATTTTTTTTTAAATTTTTATTTATTTCATTTATAATATTATAATCTTCTGATGCTAACAAAGTTTTGTTGTTCGCCTTACTCATGTAATTATTATATTCATTTTTACCGTCTTTTGTTCGCCTATCTATTTTAGGTAACACTAAATATTCTCGACTAAATTCATCTGGTTCTAATAAAGCAGAATGTACAGCAGTACCTAATGCCATTGATTTTGATTCAAATGGTTTGCGCTTTAAATATTTACTTACAGATTCTTTATATATCATTTTTAACCCAGAGGCACTTATACCTGGACTAGAATGATACTCTTCGTTGCTATCCCTTACTGTTTTCATTTTGACATTTTTTTAATTTATTTGTTAACCTTTTATTTTCTTTAACTAATGCCTCAACTCTATAATGTAAAAAAGTTAATGCTTCAGTTGACCCGTTAAATTTATTATTTTTCATAATTATTCTATATAAGTAGCTGGGTTTTTTAATTGTTCTATTCTTTTTTTTGCTGCATTTAAAACAATATGATCTTTAAAATCACGATTCCTATTATATTGTTGTATGTATTCAATTCGCTCTAATTCAAAAGTTAAATGATCTATTGCTTTTTGTAAATCTTCATTTGGCGTATCATGTTTTTTATATGCTCTTAATATATAAGTACATGCAGTACCTAAATGATAGTTTAATTCAAAATTATCTACAACTTCTTTTGCTGTATAATCATTTAAACCATTATAATATTTTGGTGTTATTACTTTACTTTTTCCCATAATTTATTAATTAAAAAGGGTGACTAATAGCCACCCTTTTGTTAAAACTAAAATGGCAAGTCATCGCCACTTTCTTCTGCTTGCTGAACTTTGCTTTCAGCTTTATAAGTATTAAAACTCATGCTATAACTACCGTCACTATTTTTCCATAATGTAGCGCGGTATTGCTTATTGCCTTGATATTCGCCCTTAGCGTCCTTTACTTCATCTTGACGTAAAGATTCGCCTAATAATTTTGGTGTAATCAAAACATTAGCAACTAAATTTTCAGGTGCATTTTCATTAGGTTTAAAAAACCTTACACCGTTAACGTAAATTGATTTTTTTTCTGACATATTATTTAATTTTAAATTGGTTTATAATTTTATTTTTGTACTCATTTTTCATTTTAAATTTCTTTAAAACATTTTCTGCTTTCTTTTTAGTGCCTTTTAATGTTGACTGAAATTGGCTTTCAGTAAGCCATTGCCTATCATCTTGATTTGCAACAGCATTAGCAACTTCATTAGCACTGGCAATACTAGTATCTATACCAATACCAAAATTACCCAAAGCCCTACCCCATGCAGAGGTTTCACAATTTTCAACGTAAGATGTTTTGTTTATACCACTATTGCTTTTTATTTCTTCAGCAATTCCCGAAGCAATAACAAAACCCTCTTTGTCTTTAATTGTTGCCTGTATCATAATTGATTCTGAAGTTTTTTCTATTACTTCTGATGTTAAAGAATAACCGTCATAATTATCTCTAAAATATTTGACGCGTTCATTTACCTCAATGTAATCCTTCCCATGTATTTTTATTTTTTTCATTTTAATATATTTAACAAATTATTATATAATAAACTAAAACCGTTGTCTTTTAACAAAACAATTTCGTTAACAGTAAAAGTTTCTGGTTTGTTTATTCTTGATTTTAATGTTGGCATTGTACAATGTAGCATTTCACAAACATCGTATCGTTTCAACCTAAGACGTTTAAGATCGCCTTTAAATGCTTTTTCAATCATAAATTATTTTTAATATTTAAACAAAGTTAAAATTTATTTTCAATAAAACAAAAAAAATATTTTAAAAATAAAACCGCCACAATTAAATTAACTGTGACGGCTTCTTGCAAACAGAAAAGGAAAGCAAAGATTATTCTGACGTAATTCTAAAATCACAACTTAAATCATCATCGTCATTTGGCAAGTGGGCTATAACTTTTGCGTTTGCTGATTTTACATTATATGTTAATCCATCAATATAGCAACTTTGTGGGTCTTGGGCTATTGACGTTCCAAAATTAAACCATATTCTATTGTGCATGCTTACAGGATCATTTTCCATATTCCTAAAAGTGCCTTCATATCTTACCAAAAACTCTCTGTAATCATTCATTATGTTTTGTAAATGCCTATGATACATTGGTTTTAATTGTGTGTCCCTAGTTCTTTTATATGCATATAGTGTCGGTATTCCATTACCAGTGCTAAAATAATATGTGCCTGTTATAATTTTTTCATCACTATAAACATTATTTGCTGTTGTTCTTTTTGCAAATTCTATATATGAACTAGGTATATTTCTATTGTCATTTGGCGCTGTAGGTGTGCCACTTGGTCTAAAATAATTACCTATAATTCCTACATTATCAAAATATATATCGTCAACACCAGTTCCAGAATAAGTACAATTTAAAATTTGAATACCAACTTGATTATTTGTTAAATTTGTTGGATAACCAGTGCCATCAAAACTAACATTAATAGTTTGCCAATTATTAAAAACTTCAATTGACCTTGTAATTGTCGTACTTGTGTTGGTCCATGTGCTGTTTTCATCGTCCCAATATTTAAAGTTAGGGGGCGCACTAACAACTATTCTAAATTGTATTTGAAAATTACTTACACTGTTTTCATTTTTTTCAACAAAAACACCTACTTGTGCGCTTACACCAGTATAATAATGATTCCATGATCTAGCTGTTTGACCAACATAGTCAGAATTAAAAATTAAAGTTTCTCCAGAAGTTGGTGCATTTACTAATTTTGCAGCTTTACGTCCTTGTTGTGAAAAATCATCAGTAACCAATGTTGCGTAACTTGTAAAAATCCACCCGTAACTACCATATTCAAAACCAATATTTCTAGTATAAGAATAACAATTATTTTGTGTTGTTGTAAATTTATATTTAGATTCATTTATTGGTTGTATGTATTCCCTTGTTAAATCGCCATTAACATTTTTTAAACTAGTAGGCACTATTTTTAATAAAGATTCATTAGTGCTTGATTGATATACGCCAGATGAATTATATATGTCTGTTTGTATTACTTCAGCACTAGCACTTACTAATTGTGATGTTATGCTTGATCTTATGCCTGTTGGTGTTGTGCCACCAGTTGCAGAACTAAATATTGTAGATTTAACATTTGCGTCAAATATGTTAGAATTTTCTACAATATACCAACGTCCATACGATTGAAAAATACGACAATTATAATTTTTTAAAATTGCTTCTAATTGTTTTTTACATGTTGGCAAATCAAATTTATTAAGTAATTCATTACGGCCATTTGTAATTAGTGATTCTTGCATTACTTTTTTAAGCATTGGATATGTAGGTGTTCCAAATGTTGCTTGCCATAAATCTGCCTGTACATATATATCAAAACCTAAATTAAGTTTAGCAAGTATTGTGGCAATTCTTGTTCTATTTGCTAATCCAGTAGCTTCATTAAATGGATTAGTTCCTATTGGCGCATCAAAATTATCAAGTGTTCCTAAACCGTCATAAGCATTTAAACTAAATGCAACAGGATTAGCTTTATACTGTTCTTTAAATCTATCAACAACCAACCAACCCATCCAATAAGTCCTATAAACATTTGAACTATCTTTATATGAAATTTTTACTTTATATTCACGCTCATCATGTTCATAAAAATCATCATAAGTAACAGTATCAGTAGTAAATAAATTTAACGTACAAACTGATCCTATTATAGGTGAATTGTATGGATCGTCATTAGCATTCCATTTTATTACAACTGGTTCGGCTTGCCCAACCATAGGTAAAACGCTACCTGTATAATTGTCCTTCCAAATTTCTATTTTTTTACCTTTGGTTAAGACATCACTAAATTCTAATTTATATTTAAGACCGTATGCCATTAAATTAATCTATTACGTGTACTGTTTGCTCTTTCTAATGCTACAACCAAATCTTGCCCTCGTATTTCAAATGAACCGCCAACTTGCACTTGTTGTGCGCCACCTGTATTGCCAATCATATTTTTTAGTTTATCTAATGGCGCAATAACTTCTGGATTAGATTTTGCTCCAGGGTATTCACCCATAAGACCCATTGTTGGTGCGCTTACAATACCACCGTTAGCAAATTTACCAAACCCAGAAAGTTTACCAAATATGTCTTTAAAACCAGTACCGCCACCTTTAAATGTGCCAATACCCAAACCACCTAATATAGTAGATAATGCTAATGCTGCCAATGCCGCTGCTATTAATTGTTTTATAATTTGTTTTAAAGCATTACCTAATACTTTTACAAAATTTTGACCATCTAACATAGCTGTAAATGCTCCCATAAGCGAATCACCAACTGCCGACATAATTGATTGCACACTTAAACCTAAATTATTCATAGTTTCTAAAAACCTAGAAACTTTTTCGTTTACCATTTGCTCATCTTCATCGCTTCCTACAACTTGACTTAAAACAGATGGTTGATCTTCATTAGTAGGTTCTTCACCACCACCACCACTAGTACCACCAGTAAACATATTGTTAACTAAATTGTTGCCAAATCCTTTAAACTTGTCAACTACATTATTCAAACTTCCTTGAACTTGTTCTACTGTTTTATGTTCTAATTTACTAGATAAAGCATTTGTGTAACTATCTGTAAATTCTGTTGCAATATCTTCGGCAGCATCAGTTGCAATTGTTTTGCCATTGTCAAAACCTTCTTGTAATATATCACCAAAACTACCTTTAAAACCTTTTTGTGAAAACTCTTTAATTACCTTCCACATAGTTTTAAAAATATTTACAAATTGCATTATCTGTGCTTTTGCTGCAATAAATACTGATTTAAAAACTGATCCAATAGCTGCAATTGCTATTCTTAAAGACACTGATGAATTAAATAAATCTACAAACTGATTAAATAAACCAACAACTACTGGCAAAACTTCATTCCAGTTTTTATGTATAATAAAAGCTACAGCTGCAAGGCCAGCTGCAATTAAACCAATTGGCGAAATTAAAACACTTAATGCGGTTGTCAGCCCACCAATTAAAGTTATAATTGTAGGTAATGCAACAGCGACACCACTTAAAGCTAATATTAGCTTTTGTGTGCTTGGGCTTAATTCTTTAAATCTATTATGTAAATTTCTTACAAAACCAACAGCTTTTTGTATTGCTGGCACAACTGCAACTAATAATTGTTGACCTAAACTAGTTAAAGTTTCTTTTGCGCCATTTAGTGCAGCTTGAAATTGAAAACTTGCTGATTTTGAAGTAGTGTCAAATGCTTTAGCAGTTGCGCCAGCGCTATTAGATAGTGAATCAAAAATACCTTTAGCATCTTCCATACCAGCACCAGTCAAATCCATAACACCTTTTAGCGCTCTTATATTTGGAAATATACTAGAAATATCAACACCAAATTCTTGTGTTCTGTTTTTTAACATTTCTAATGTAGCCATTAAACCTTGTTCAGCTAAACTTTGTTGAACTTGATCTGTACTTAAACCCATATTGGCTAATGATTGTACAGCTTGATCTGCTGGTTTTTTTAATGACGCAAGAATTGCTGTTAATTGTGTCGCGCCAACAGCTGCATTTGTTCCTGTTCTTGACATAGCTGCCATTGCAGCACCAACTTCATGAAACTCGACACCCATGTTTGATGCAATGGGTATAACACCACCCATAGCACCAGCTAGTTCGCTAGATTCTAATTTACCTTCTCTAACAGCAGCAGTTAAAACATCTGTAGCATCCGTTGCGCTCATGTTTTGTGATCCATAAGCATTCATTGCAGATGTTGCTAAGTCAGCAATTGTTTTAGTTTCGCCTAATCCTGAAGCAGCTGCTTTTGTTGCTATTTCTAATGCTTCCATAGCATCAGAACCACGCAAACCAGCTGAAGTTATAAAGAATAATGCATCACCAGCTTCTTGGCTTGAAATACCAGTAGCTAGCGCCATTTTTCTAGCGCTTTCACCCATTTTATCTACTTCATCACCCGCAATACCAACTAATGATTTTATTTTAGTCATTGACTTATCAAAGTCCAATGCCATTTTTACACCAGCGCCACCTAATAGACCCATAGGAATTGCAATAGCTTGTAAAGAATTGCCAAGTCCTTTTAATTTACTTCCAAAAGATTTTAGCTTGCCCTGTGCGCTTGCCATAGCTTTATTTAAGCCACTAGCATCACCATTAATTTTAACTTTTAGGGGTTGTGTTGCCATAAGAAAGATTTAAGACAAAAATACAAAAAACATAACAGTTATTTTTTATTACTTATTTTCTTAATTTTCTCTTTAAATTTTTCGTATTGTTCACGTGTAGATTTTGGTTTACCACGTTCTAAATAAACATCTTGTGGTAATGGAAATAATTTGTCAGGCGTAATCATGTTAGCACGTTTATCAACGTTAGTATTAAATAGCATCATTGCTATATAACGTGTGCGCTCCCACTCTAAGTTTTGTTTGATTTGATACGATTCGCCAAGAAGTTGATTTTCTTTCCAAGTGTTAGTCCAAAAGTCATTTGGCGTAATTCCAATTTGCCCTATATAATAATCAAACAAATCGTCCCAACTAATGGACTTTTTTACTTTCCCTTTTTTGTAGTTTTTGCAACTGTTCTTTTTATACCAACATTTAAATCATTGCCAAGAATTTTAGATTCCATCATTGCACTGACAATGTCCTCTATTTTTTCAGCTGGCATTTCATCTAGCCAAGCACCAACGCTATAGATATTGTAATTTATTTCGTTGTTATTTTCTTGGTCAAACGCCAAGAGCGCTGAATAAATTAGCGCTCTTATAGTTGATAAATTTATACCATTTTGAAATACTTCGCCTATCTTATCAATAGGTATTTCTAAAATATCTGTAAAGTTCGTCCAAAAATTCATTGAAAAATGCATTGTACGACTTTGACCACCCAATTTTATTGAGTAATAACCTCTTTTTCTGTTTGCCATTTTTTAACTATTAGTTAGTTGATTTTGTAATCGCGCCAGTTAACGTAATTGATCCTGAATAAGATACTGGACTTTCCATTTCAGCTGACTGCTCCAAAGAACTTAAAAACCCTTCAGCTGTATATACAGCATCACCAGTTTCAGCAGTTCCAAAAACACATGTCAATTGAGTTCTAGCCAATAAATAATCCGCCATTTGTATTGCGTTAGCACTATCACTATAATCAACCAATCCTTCAAAAGAAATTTCACCACTTATAACACCAGCAATAACCTCTTGAAATCCGTTTGAATTTTTTGTTGTTGCCTCTGGTAAGTCATTAGATAATGTGAGTGAACAACTAGTTGTGTGTCCTAGTGTTACAGTTTCAATCTTTAAAAGTAAATTAGTTCCATTAAATACTGATGTTGTAGCCATTTTTTATTTTTTAATGATTAAATATGTTACAAATATACGATTTTTTTTATTATGCAAGTTGCCATTCAAAGTTAGCATTTTCCCAAAAAACATCTGTTGTATTCCAATATCTACCACTTGATTCATCTTGCAAACTAAATAATCCAGTAAGCTGTATTTCTACGTCAAAACTAACAACATTTTCAGATTCAGCAATTTCATCTACATTAATAATAATGCCGTTACCAGTTAAAAATAAACCCTCAAATGCAGATTGTTCAAATATAAACTCACTTTGCTGACGCGTTAAAACCATGTCAGCTAATTGCTCAAAATTTAAAGTATCACTGTAATCTGTTAATGCTGAAGCAGTTATTGTGCCAGAACGCACACCAGCTATAACTTCTTGAAAGCCAGCTGACGCTTTTGTTGTAGATTCAGGTAAATCAACATTTAATTTAAATTTAGTTTCAGTAGAATGTCCTAGAATATTACCATTATGAAACAACGCAAAAGATGTTCCATTAATTAATGCCATTACTCTTTAACTTCTTCTTCAACTAATTCAAATGAACCGTCTTTTAAATCAACGTTAATTTTACCGTACTTAGCTACTAATTCTTCACGAAAGGTTTGCATATCATTTTCCAGATTTTCAAACGCTTTATGTAGTTTTTTAGTTTGTGTAGCCATTGCACCAATATCAAATAATATTGCATTTTTACTAGCTTCTTGTTGTTTTAATTTCTCGAACTCTTGTTCTTCTAATTGTGCCATTTTTCTGTTTGTTAAATTATTAATTATTCGCCACCATTATCACTTGGTAATGGTAAGGTTTCTGTTGTTGGGTTTTCTTTTTCCGCTATTTGTGCGTCAACGTTAGATTTCATTTCTGCCATATCCATTTCAGGTTCAATCCAAGATACAACAATATCTTTGGTCAAATCTGCAAAAGGTTTAAAATTTTCAGGATCAGGCGAACCAACTGTTTGTGTTCCAATAATCGTAGCGGTGTTACCCTTACCATCATCTGCATTATAACGCCAATGAACGTTATAAACAACAGTTGACAAATCACCTTCTGTTGGTCTGCAATCTACAGCGGGTATATCCCATGAGTATGTGTTTGCCATAATATTTATTTTTTACAAATATACTAATTTAATTTTTTTCTAGTGCGTTTACTCTAGCTTTTAAAGCAAGGTTTTCTTCTTTTAATTCTTGTACAGATTTTAACAATAACGGAACTAATTTAGAATAGTCAACAGCTTGCATATCCTGACCATCTTTTTCACCTGTTACCGCGCTAGGCACTACATCATTTAATTCATGCGCTATTACACCATAACTTCTGTGATCCTTATTTTTCCATTTAAAGTCGTAAACTTTAATTTTAGATGTTATGTCTAATCCTT